TCTCAGTATGCATTTGCTGACGGTATCACTAAAAGTGGAGTAAAAGTAGAAAGAGACAAGTCTCTAATGATTTTCTTAAAGAACTTAACAAACTCTTTGGGAATCAGTGAGTGGTTTCTTGCACAAGATAATGAGCATGATACAATTGAAGAATTTGTAGATGCGTTTAACTCTACTGCACCATATAAAGATAAGTATTTAGAATTCTGTATTGCCGGTAAAGAATATGAAGGTAAGAATGGATATACTAACTATGATATGTGGTTGCCAAAAAGTGTTAAAGGAGCATATTCTATTGTTCCTAAAGGAGGTGAAGTTCTTAAGTTTTCTGAAACAGATCACCTAAGAAAATTAGAGGTTAAGCCTGTTGAATCTTTTGGAGATGATGATTTAAGCATTCCATCAAGAGCAGCTTCTGACTTTGATCTTGACTAATACAGTAAGTTGTAATGGTGAGGGGAGAGTTAGAAATTAACTCTCCCTTTTCTATTAACTTTACAATTATGATTTCTACAAAGAATATAATATCGTCTTATGAAGATGTTCCTTCTGAATGGATATTTGAGTATTATCTAAACTTGAGTGAGAAGTTAGTTGGTCAGGATGTCAAAATGTATTCTGTATTTAAAACAGAGAAGACTCCTTCAATGTATGTCTACTTTACTGTAAGTAATAATTCTTATAAGTTTAAAGATTTCTCTAGTGGTAATCAAGGTGGGCCAGTAAATTTAGTGATGGCTCTTTTCAGTATTGATTTCTTCAGTGCTACAAGTATGATTATTAATGATTATGAGAGATTCATAAAAGACAACAGATATGCTTTAAATGTTGAATATAAAGTTCAAGATAAATATAAAGTTGTTGATTATGAAATGAGGCACTGGACTAATCTAGATAAAGACTACTGGATGAAGTATAAGATAGGTTCTAAATTACTTGAGTACTATAATGTTACTCCTCTGAGTTTCTTTAGTATGGAAAAGACAGAACCTGATGGTAGTATATCTTCTGTAAAGATATCTCTTAATAACATCTATGGTTACTTTAGAAGAAATGGTTCTTTGTATAAGATTTACATGCCTAAGAATACTGATAAGAAATTTATCAAAGTAGAAAACTATATACAAGGTAGTGATCAACTAGTCAGTGTAAAAAGTAATCTTATCATAACAGCCTCACTAAAAGATCTGATGGCATTTAGAATGCTGAATATTCCTGATTTTCAAGCTATTGCACCAGATAGTGAGAACAGTATGATTAATGAATCTGCAATAGATAAACTAAAAGAAAAGTTTGATAAGATAATTGTTCTTTTTGATAATGATGTTGCCGGTAAAGAATCATCTGAGAAATATAAAAAGAGATATGGTTTTGATTATGTAACTTTAGATATGTCTAAAGATCTCTCTGACTCAGTAAAAGATTATGGTATTGATGCTGTGAGAGACAAACTAAAACAAATGCTATGAGTTGGATATATCAAGGTAAAGAATTTACTGAAGCACATATACCAGAAAATGGTATTGGATTTATTTATCACATGTCAGTGATATTAAATGGAAATACTTATGCTTATATTGGTAAGAAGAATTTCTTTTCAAATGTGAAGAAGAAACTTGGTAAAAAAGCTTTAGCACAAGTTACTGATAAAAGACTGAAAAAATACACTCGGGAGTCTAAACCTAGTTTTATGAATTACTATAGTAGTAATCAACAACTAAAAGAAGCTCACAAAGCAGGTTTAATAATCAAAAGAGAGATTTTAATGATATGTTACTCAGCAACTGAATTAACTTATCAAGAAGTAAAGCACCAGTTTAAATATGAAGTGCTTGAAAGAAAAGAGTATTTAAATGCCAATATTCTTGGCAAATTCTACAAAACAAAATAATATGACAGAAATAGAAATGACAAGCCTCTTATTCAAGTTGGCTGATATGGGTATTACAGGTATTAAAGTACATTATGATGGTGGAGGAGACTCCGGAGTTATAGAAAATATAGCATATACAAGACATCCATGTGAAACACCAGATGATGTAGATGAAAATACAGAAAGCTGGCAACCAGATCTTAATCTAGCAGATACCTTAGATACTGAAACTTATATGGCAGTTGAAAGCTTTATGTACCAGAATTTATTAGAAGATATAGAAGATTGGTATAACAATGAAGGTGGTTTTGGTGATGTTTCTATTCACATACCATCTGGAAAGTATATTATTGATAATCATATTAGGTATTATGAGACTAAGGATTATCAACATGAAGGTAATTTAATGAATAAATCTGTTGAGTAATGGCACATCCAGTTGAGCACTGTAAATCTTCAGTGAGGAGATTTGGAGGTCAAGTATCTGATTATCAGGCTATTCATGATTGGTTTGATGAAACTAAGAGTTGGTTAGGTCACTCTAAGCATAGAATGTTTAGACATCACAGTGAAGGTATATTTGAATGTGAAAAAAGATTTGGTGTAAGTTTCATCAACTCTGATGGTAGAACTGTGTATACTAGATATGTTGGTGAACAACATGTAAAGGAAGACTGCTTTGGATATATTCCTAGTGCAAAAGAATGGGTGGATCATATGAATGATAAGACTCCACCAGAATGGATGATTAGAACAATTAAAATTGAAGACTGATGAAACTAGAACTGGATACAGTAGATAATATTTTATCTATGTTAAACTCAGAAGATATTGAAAATGGATTTGTTGCTTTTAAAGCAATTGAGTCTCATAAGCTTACTAATAAAGACTTTGGTATTTTAATGTATCTATTTAAGTTTTCTAAGTATAAGCTTGATGAGTGGGAGCAATATGCACCGGATGCTCATAAAATACTTTCTTCACATGTTACAAGTAGTATTACTTATGCTAATGCATTGAATCTTATTATTAAGAAGAAAGCACCAAAAGAAGTAGTAGATAAGTTTTTAGAAAGACATGTTAAAGATCTTGCTAAGACTCTTATTTCAATAGGTTATCCAGAAGAACTGGAAATAAAAATTAATTATAAAGCATGACAAAAGAAGATTATCTTGGGAAAGCAAGTAAAGAACTAATGCTCTCTCAACCCTTTTATGGTTTCTTTCTGATAATGTTGAATAAAATTTGGAGTAATAAACTTCCAACTGCAGGAGTTAGTAAAAATGGAATTAACTATCAGCTTGCAATTAATCCTGAATTCTGGTGTAATCTAACAGATAGTCATAGAATAGGAGTTTTGCAGCATGAGTTATTACATATTACTAACTTTCATCTAATGCAATATTTTAATTTTCCTGATAGGAGAATGGCTAATATTGCAATGGACATGGAGATAAATCAGTATATTAACAAAGGATTTCTTCCTGGTGATGATCTTAGTAAAGAAGATTATGATAAGTTAGTAGAGTCAATTAAAGAAAAGATTGCTGCTGATTTAGAATCTGGTACTATTACTCAAGAACAAGCTTCAGAAGAATTCAAAAAGATTCCTATGAGAGGTATTCTTATAGAAGACTATACTGAATTAAACTTAGATGCTAGAGCTGGTTCAAGATATTACTATGAAAAACTCAAGGAGGCAAAGGATAAAAAAGATAAAAGCGGTACTTCAGGGTCTGATTCTTTTGATAAACTTTGTGATCAGCTTGACAATGGTGATCCTGGTATTGATGATCATGGTACTTGGGAAGAGTTTGAAAATCTGCCTGAAGCAGAAAAGAAAATCATTCAGCAACAATTAGATAGAATTCTAAAGGAAGCCGCAGATCAAACTGTAAAGAAAAGAGGTACTATACCAGGTGGTATATCTGACTATCTTATTGAATTAGAAAAGCTTGAGAAAGCTAAGTTTAATTGGAAAGCATATGTCAGAAGATTTGCTGGTGCTTCTACTAAGATCTTTACAAAGAAGATTAGAAGAAAAGAGAATAGAAGATTTAGTGATAATCCTGGTCTTAAGATCAAGATGAGACAACATATGTTGTTGGCAATAGATACTTCTGGTTCTGTAAGTAATGATGAAGTAACTGAGTTTATGAATGAGATAAAACACATTCATAAATGTGGTGTAGATGTAACTATTATTCAATGTGATACTACTATAAGATCAATAGAACCTTATGATGGTAAAATGAATATCAAAGTACACGGCCGTGGAGGAACTGAATTTGATCCTGTCATTGAATATTTTAATAGTAATCTTAAAAAGTATACAAGCTTAGTATATTTCACAGACGGTGAATGTGATACTGATGTAAAACCTAAAGCTCCTATTCTATGGGTGCTGTCTGAAAGATCAAGTATGAATAATAGTTTACCAGGTAAAGTAATTAGATTAGAGTTATGATGTTTACAGTAGAATATCTAGTAAAGTTTGTCACAGAAAAAGTAAAAGAACATCCTGAGTTAAAAGAAGAGATAATGGATTTTTATTCATTATGTCTCAGTGAGATAGAGGATGGAGGAGCTGAATACCATGAGGTTGGTATGTGCATTAACGATATAGAAGAATTAATAGAAGAAAGAATATGAGCCAAGTAAAATTAAACGTAGAAGAATTAAAGGATTTCATTAAGCATATGATTAATAATAATCAGCATATACAAGCTGAGAATAAAGTTCCGGTAGCACTGAATGTAGAAGGTGATGCGGGACTTGGTAAAACATCTGCAATTATACAACTAGGAAAAGAACTTGCACTACAAGTTGTAAAGCTAAATCTATCTCAGATAGAAGAGCTTGGTGATTTAATTGGGTTTCCATATAAAGAATTCCAGATTGAGAATAAGGAGGGACAAAAGAAATGGATACAAGAGAATCTTCTAGAGACATATGTTAAAGGAGGATTTAGACCAACAGGTCAAAGTAGGATGACTCATGCTGCACCAGAGTGGATTCAAGGTAGAGGAGAAGGTGGTATATTGATCTTAGATGATTATACTAGATCAGAGCCAAGATTCATGCAAGCAACTATGGAACTTATAGATAGACAAGAGTATATCTCTTGGAAACTTCCTAAGAACTGGCATATAGTACTAACTACTAATCCAGACAATGGA